TTAAGTATTTAAGTGTTTTTTTAGAGGGAAAGAATTCCAAAATTTAGAATTTTTTTTCATTTTTTGGAATTTAAAACTCGTATGAAAAACCATGTTTATTTCAGATAAACTATTTTTTGGAATATTGCTAAAACTATATCGTTCATGAAAATAGTTCAAAAAAAAACCGGAAACAAAGTGACTTATCACTTTTTCCGGTTTTGTACCCAGGACCGTTATCACCATGAAAAGACATCTTGTTAATTATTAATTAGTTAGAAAACAACCGTGTCGTTTTCGTGTCGAATATTATTTTTTAGACATATTTATCAAGAATTTTCCCAATGTCATTTAGTATTTCTTCCCGCGTTTCTTTACGCTTGTACATAGCTCTACTTTCAGAAACTATATAATTTTCTTTTTTAGAAATGATAGAGTTAATATCAATTTCCGGAAACTCTTCTTTCATCCAGACCAGAAAATCTAAAGGAATTGCTCTTTTTTCATTAAAATAATTGGTAATTGTTTGTTGACTTACACCATATTTCGCCCCGATTTGGGTGTGTGATAAGCCTTTTTCTTCAAAAAAAGATTTAATTTTCTCGCTGATTTTCATTGAGTTATGATTTAATATAAAATATTACACAACAAAATGTTGTGAGTTACTTCGCTTTGTTGTAGGTTTGTAAAACGTTACACAAGTGTTACGATGGCAAAGATAAAAAATAAAACAATAGGCAATGATATTCGAATGAATATTAAGGATGTAAGAAAAATTTACGTTCCGTCTTCCGTGTTCATGGATTTGGATAAAACCTTTGATTTCCTTCGAGATAATCTGCCAAGATATTATGCGAATGAAGTGGTGAAGATTTTACCAAAAGATAAAAAAGTAGATATCGCTTATATCAGACGAGTAAAATCAAACAAGATTATGAATGTGCATATCATTACTGCCTTATATCGCGTGGCTCAGTTTCACGCACTGCAAAAAGCTGAAATAATTTAAATAATAGACTTATGAAAACAAGACCTTTTCCTGGGATGCTCGACACATCTAAGGAGTATTTTATCAACGGTTCGGAAGTTATGTTGTTAACTGATGGCGTAGTTGTCAATTTTGATGATGTAGATCATCCAGAACTGAAGCTGATTATAAAGCGTGAAAAAGATTTGCAAAAAATTTTAAACGTTTGGTATCCGAATAATGAAACAATGCAGTTGAAAACTTTAGCTAGGTGTCGTTTCGGAGCATTAAATTTTCAACCAGATTTCTCGGGTGAAGAATCATCTGCAGATTATGTTACCTGTTCTAAAAGAGGTAAATGTTTAGGTGAAAATATTATATGTAAACCTCTTAATAGATTTAACGTTGAAATGACAACAGTTGAAGTAGATATCATGATACAGTTGGCAGGTGAAGAGAAGAACACTACCATCGCTTCAAGAATGGGGTTTGCTGTGGGTACATTCTTCGTAATGAAAACTTCTATTTATTCTAAAGTAAAAACGATTATCAATAAACCTTTTTTGACAAAACAACAGTTAGCTAAATTTCTTTTTTTAGAAGGGTTACTGTAATTTTTCTTTTTAAACGCCCTGCTCGGCGGGGCTTTTTAACTTAAAAAAAAGCATAATGAAAAACTCAAAACAAAATTACAAACCAAAGCGAATTGGATATAGTCATTTTGGCGGGAATCCTTGGCCTGACTGGCGTGATCCTAAATCTTCATTTCAAACACTTTGGGACTCAATTAACGGTAAAACGATACCATTTTCTGCTAATCCTTTCGTTTGGGTTTATGAATTTAAAAGAATAGAAAAACCTGAAGGATGGCCACTATAAGCAAATCAATGCTCGTCTTAATCATTGAATCTTCCGGCAAAACCATAAAACAATTTGCAAATTCAATTGAAGTCAGTCCGGAAACTGTTGCGCGGTGGTTGGCTGGAAGTGTAAGACCTGATCTTCACAACCAGGAAAGAATAAGAAAAGAATTTAAATCTGAGATTGCCAAACTTTATAAATAATGACAGATATAAACAAAATACTTGGAATTACAGAAAGCTACAGAGCTCCAGAAGCAATGTGGAAGATATTAAAATCTGAACAAACGGTTCGGGATAATAAATTTTCCGAATTTTTAGAAGCATTTGAATATAAAGTTTCTAAAGATTGGTTTCATGAATGGTTTCAAGAAGATCATGCAGATAGAAGTGTTAAAAAACAAGATTTTACACCTATATCAGTAGGTGAAATTTTAGCAAATATTACTAATAATCTTCAAGAAAAAGCTTATCTAAAAAGATATGACGTTTGTTCAGGCACGGGCGGTTTGACAATTACGAAATGGAACAATGATATTATCACAAAAGGATTTATGAATTATAAGCCTTCCCAATTTTTATACGTTTGTGAAGAACTTTCTGAAAGATCACTTCCTTTTCTTCTATTCAATTATTTAATCCGTGGGATGAATGGAATAATATATCACGGAGATGTTTTAGAAAAAAAATACAATGCAATTTATGTTATTGTAAATGAAAATGATGACGCGCTGGGATTCAGCGGATTTGTTGAAATCAAAAATAATTAAAATGAAATTACAAGAAATATACCCTTTATGGGCAAAAGATAAAGCTTTATATGTTAAAAGAAGTACTAGTTCTGCTTATATGTTACTTGCTGAAAATCACATTTTACCATATTTTGGTTTTTGTGAAGAAATAACTGAAGATCATGTGCAGCAATTTGTGCATGATAAGCTTAATAGTGGTTTGAGCCATAAAAGTGTTAAAGACATTCTGATTACACTAAAGATGATTGTTAAGTATGGTGCAAAAAAAAGTTTGATTGAATTTAAAGAATGGGAAGTCAAGTATCCAACAGTTAGAGAATCTACATCTATTGAAGTTCTATCTATCAGCGATCATAAGAAAGCTATTGAATATGTTAAAACACATTTAACGTTTAGAAATCTTGGTATCTTAATTACACTTAGCGGAGGCTTAAGAATTGGGGAAGTTTGTGCTTTAAAATGGGGTGATGTTGATTTAGATAATGGTGTTATTCATGTTCAACGAACTATTCAGCGAATATATGTAATTGAAGGCGATATTGGGCCATTCCAATATCAGTACAACTCTGAACTTATACGTTCATCCAAATGCTGAACAAAAGAAAAAAGTTATCAATGATGTTTTTAAGGGATTCTAAAATTACAATATCGCGTACTGCTTGGAATGCAATAGAGTGGTCCCCAGAAATGATCGCTTTTATTAAGGGTAATTTCAAAACAAAAACTAATAAAAAACTTGCTCAAGAATTAGGATTAAAAGTTACTGCTGTTCGTGAAAAATGTTATGAGCTTGGCCTTTATAAATTGAGAATGGAATATTGGAACGAAGAGCAAATTCAGTTTTTGAAAGATAATTATAAAAAAATTGGAGATACTGAGATCGCAGAAATTTTCAATAAAAAATATAAAAAAAATAAGGGCTGGACAAAAAAACACATTGAAAAAAAACGAAGGTATTTAAATCTTAAAAGAAGCATGGCTGAAATAAAATCTATCAGGGAAGATTGGAGAATCAAAGGCTTGTATGCCGAATCTGTTAGGAAAATGTGGAAGACAAGAGGTTGTAGACAATACGGAGATAGAGTTGTCTGGAAGGGAGAAAGCTTCACTAAAATTGAGATTGGCTACATCAACACAAGAGTATTTGTATGGAATGAGAATTTCGGAGAAGTTCCTGATGGTATGTTGATAAGACATAAAGATGGTAATCAATTGAACTGCGAAATAGATAATCTGGAATTGGTAACAAGAGCAGATAACTGTAGGATGAATGTTTATAATTCCTTTTCAAAATATCCTGAAGAGTTGAGAATGATTATAAAATTAAAACGTGCTTTAAATCGTCAAATTAATAAAATCGAAAAAAATGAATAGTGCAACTAAAATACAGCTTGATGAACTCGTTGGTAAAAGAGTTCATTTTAATAAGCAAAATATCAAAATTGAAAAATACAAAGAAATTGGAGGAAGTATTTGTGTTGTCACCAATTTAAGAACCCTTCAATTTTTCGCTGAAGAGATACAGGAAAAATTTTTAGATATAATTAGTGATGAAAAAGAAGCAGGTACTTTTGAGCCTCCAACTGCCATTGAAAAGCATGCTTTCGTTGCGCTTCCTTCAGAAAATACTACTGTTAAAGAATCTTTGTTAGATGCTTTGAAAAAGGTAAAAGAAGATCCTAATTACGTTAATCAGGCTAAATCAATATGTCTAATTGCTAATGCGATAGTTGATATTCAGAAAACGGAAATAGAAATGATTCGACTTCAAAAAGATATCTAATAAATGTACTACAATGAACTCACCACAAAAATCAAGACGAAAATACAATGCTGTATATCGTTTGCGAAAAAAACTTGTAACCGGTTGGCTTGAAAAAAGAACGAGAGTTATTTACAGCAATGATGCAGAACTTTTTAATGTTCCAGAAGTAAAACTATTAATTAATGAGTTTGGATTTATTGTCCAGCCAGAACTATTTACAATATAATCATGTCATTTCCAATAGATCAACAACAAATATTTGCCGCTACAAATGGGGGTTCCGATATCATTACGAGATTTCTTCCTCAGGCGAGAGAAAAAAAACACTTTAAAATTCGTGAAGAGGGAACAGAGTCTGCTTGGATGAGTCAGAAAGATGGTGTTTTCTTCGTGCAAGACTGGGGCGATGTTGGCGGCTTTTACGAGAAGCCAAAAAACGCAGTTCACATTTATGCTCACGAAACAGGTAAAGCATATTTTGATGCGTTACTCGCACTCGGTGAAGAATTAGGATTGGTTACTGCTCAGGCGGAAAACGAAGTCTTCTTTTTTACGGTAAATCGGGTTCGGGAGTTCCGGGATCTTTCCCCCCCTTGTACCCCAAATCATAACCGTAAAATTTTTGTAAGATTATAAGGAAATAAGCTAAGTGCTTTTTTGTAAGGACTTACAGAGTATTTTACTTTTTGTAATTTTTTACTAATCCTTACAAAATAATTGTAAGGAAAAAATAAAGAAATACATTCTTACAAATTCTATTTCGGGGTCTTACAAATTTATTTTTAAAAAATAGTACTGTAAATCAATGCTTTACAAAGTCCTTACAGAATTACAAAAAAATGCACAGGTTATGAGTTGAGCAGTGAAATTTTATTACAACATTTTGTATAGTAACTTTCTATTTATTTATTATCTTTGTAGCTGACCATGAATTACTTAAGGAATTTTAAAAACAGATTTGCAGTAAAGTTGGAACTTGTTTCAGCTTTGGAAGAGGATTCATTCCTCATAGATCCTCCAAACGGATTTACCGAAGACATCATTCCTGTTAATTATAATGGCGTTTACTTCACGGTAAATTCTGCAAACCTTTCAGAAAAATCGAAGCTTACAAAAGCAGGAGTTGCTTACACTGCTTCATTAGATCTCAGGTTTCCAAAGTTTCCCGAAGTAGAAAATTTTAAAGAAAAATTCAGGCAGCTTTCAGAAGTTAAAATCACATTCAACACAGGGGAAATAGTTCGTTTAAATAAAAATGATATATCTCTCAACCGTCCGATTGATGCTGAATTTTCCTCTGACTCAGTAACGGTAGGAATGTCTTTAGCACTTACAAGTATTTTTCCGCTTAAATTTGATGAATGATAATAATGTAATTCCTCTGAAACTTCGTCCGCATCTTGTGTCATTTCTTATGAAAGAACTGGTGGGAGAGAGTAAAACATTTGCGGGTTTCAAATGCTCGGTACATCAGATCGAGCGGCATTCTTTTATTTATAATTATCTCCTTCAGAATATTGAGAAAACCGATTATCCTATTAAGAGTATATCCGGGTTTAATATCTTTCTGAGCATCGAAGCAAAATCACGGAGACGATACATTGCAAAAGGAAACTTCCATAAGATAGAATCTTTAGGGAAAAGCTTTGTATATCTTCCGGAAAAGTTTGTGGAGGATATCAATGATCTTTTTGAACAGCAATTCAGGACCACGTTCTACAGCTACGTTTTAGCCAGATCTCACGATGGAGAAAGAAAGACAACAGCAATTATGAGTTTCATCGAAAAGTACGATTTGTTTGAGGTTGGTATTACTCAGATACAACTTCGTCAATTGTTTTACAGAATAAGTTCTTCGGGAATATGTTCACCGCTTCAGGGAAAACTTAAACGATAATTATCATAAATAATTTATGCGTCACAACTTTAATATAGCTTTAGTTGGATTTTTGGTGCATGAAATTCAAGATATTAAATAAAGTTTTCGGATCAGGTTCGGCACCCGCCAGAGATCGATTTGCTTTTTTGGCATTGGTAAAAGATATTGAAGTGTTTCCTAAGACAGATTCTTTGGGTGTTCTTTTAATGGGTGATATTAAAATGAAAGAAAACTGCGGAATGATGCAGATTTATCTTACTGCAACTTCTCAGGAATATTCTTATGATATAGTTGGCGAATCAGATTCCAAATCTTTTAAAGTTAAATTCAACGGTACACATCCTGGAACCGAACAGCAAGCTTTAGAATTTGCAACTAATTTTCTGGAAGAAGAATTTGTGGTACTTATTCCGCAATGCAATAAAGGAATCAAGGTTTTAGGATCTCCCGATTCTCCTTTAATATTTACTTCATCCCATAAGTCAGTAAAGGATTCTGAAAAATTCAATTTTGTTTTTGAGCAGGAAGTTGGCTCAGAACAAATTTATCTGCTTTACGACGGCTTCATTACTCTTAATAATAACATTGATATTGATATGAATGATTTCTTAGAACTTTTAAAAGGCTATATAAAAATAGACGGCTCAAACCTTACGGATGCTCAAAAGCAAAACCTTAAAAATATATTAAATTTAGAAGGAAATAATATTGGAAACTCAGATCTTTCGCTTAATGAAAATCGAAGTTTTAACTTGAAAAATTTCTTTTTAAATTTCTTCAGTAATATAGGTTTGGCGAAAGTAGGGATCAATAAAAACAATCCTACTCACGCTTTGGAAGTAGTTGGGAACATAAAAACTGATGGTTTAGTTCTTGCAGAAAATGGAACTCCTTCAGAAGTCGGTTCTTTAAAAAGATCTGGAAATGAAATTCAATTTAGAACTTCTGCAGGTTGGGAAACTGTAATGTTGAAAGGGGATTATATTTCAGATTCACATGGTGTTATTTCGCCCGATACTCAAGCTCCTGTTGGTGGTTGGAAAATTGGATGGTATACTCCAAAAGTAAGTTCTCCAACTCCTGGCACTAATTATCCTAATCAGGATAATCTTAAATCAGTGGAAGGTTTTTTCACTGAGTTTTATTTTGACGGAAATTTATGGACTGATGTTTATAATGAAATAAAAAATGGTGAAAAATTAACAGATTGGACCGCTCAGTCATATGTCGAAAAAAGTTTAGCAATTAAAGATAATAGTATATGGAAGGTTGTTGATGGTCAAACCGCTTCTTCAAGTGATATTCCTGGAATTTCTACAAAGTGGTTTAAAATTGGAGGGCAAGATTTTTCCGAAGATGCTTTTAATGCGGCCGCTCAAGCTTTATCAAACGGTTCCACACCCTTTCCTGCCAACCTATCTTTAGTTAATTTTGTTAATTACATACCAAGCGGTGCAGGCTCCTTCATAGGAACTTACATCGTACAGAATAACACAAACTTCAAAAAGTTACGAATTAAAGGTAAGAAATTCAGGAACAGGTAAGTTCCTGTATAAAAGAGGTAGCGTAGCTTATGTTTTAACCACGGCTTCATTAGTTGCAGGTTGGAATGATGTTATTATTAATTATAATGCTGAAATAGGCGACATGATATGTTACAGTACCTCAGAATCAACAGCTGATCTCTATTTCATCGATGGTGGAAGCGGATTATATTATTCTAACGACGGAACTTCGCACCCTGGTTATATTGCTTTAGAGATTTCAAAAAATTCGGGCGCGACAATCGAAACTAAAACTTTTGCGGAAGTTGTTATAAAAACCGATGATTCATTAAACTTAAGTACAACCGAAGTAACTCGATTAAATCAATATTCAAAGCCTTTTTTAAGATTAATTGACTATGGTGTTATAAGTTATTTCCCCGATATAAGTAAGCGTGACGAATTATTAAACAACGAATTGTCAACAGCAAGTAATATAACTGGTGATTTTAAAATCTTTGATAAAAAGTATATCTGGTCTTTTGCCTTTGATGTTAATTTCGGATCTTTCTTTTCTTCAATTACAGATGTTTTTTCTTTAAATATAGGTAGCACAAATCTTATTATAAGAGCAGGAGGCGCAGGTTTTGCTTGTAATCATGATGGAATAGATAATAGTATTGCGTTTGATTACAGCAACAAAAAGGTTTCCATTGTAATAGTTGCAGATGCGTATTTTCTTTATATTTTCTTCAATGGTCAAAAACTTGCTTTTAGGAATATTTCCAAAAAAGTAACACTATTTCAATTTACCATCTTTAAAGATAGTAGTAGAACAATCACTAAAATAGCATTTTTCAACCGCTCGCTGTCTAAAAAAAGAGTTTTAAATTGGAATATCAACGGAAATCCTTTTACGGTCGATGATGCAATGGATAGAGTATTTCCACAGGAGGGCTATCAAATCAGTGATCATTTGGTTGTTGGAAATCCTTATTTTGATTTTGTCGCTGAACAAAATATCGTCAAGTTTAAAGATAAATTTTTTATGTATGGTTCCGTAATTAGAACTACGCCTTCAAATTTTATTGAATCTGGAATTGGTGTTTTTGTTTCAAACCGTGTAGATGGTGGTTATCAAATGTATACCAATGATGCTGTAATTGGAGGTGAAAGAAATAAAGCGGGAGTAACACGTGCTATGGCTTGTTGGGCTGGCGTTAAGGACAATACTGTTTATGTTTTTGCTGCGATGGACTACATAGTTCCAAATGCAGGAGGTAAGATCTTTAAATCTACAGATGGGCTAAACTTTACGCAAGTAGGCAATTTTATACCGACTGGAATAAACCAACTTGCAAACATCGGCATTCACCCAGAAAAACAAAGTAATAATTATTATTACGGAGTTGTCGAGGGAATGGTTTCGGGAATATGGCAAATATATTTAGTAAGGTCATTAAATTTTGAAAGCGGTTGGGAGATTGTACAGCTTTTACCGTCGCTTCAAATCCAGAATACCGATAGGATGTACGGCGGACCCAAGCTAACAAAAACGGCTAACAACGAAAAATGGATTATAACCTACCACGCCGCTCACGAGGCTGGAGGTAATGTACCTACTTCACTATACGTTGCTGAATGTTCGGAGGTTGAGCCTATCAATTGGACTAACAAAAGAGCTTTTTTAGAAATCGCAGATGAATTGCCTTATTATGATGCATACAATTGTGATCAGGCTGCAACAGCCCAGATAATTGAGGAAGGAGGAAAAACCTTCATATCTTACGTTTTGGCACAAAATCTACCGAATGTTTTTTGCCAAATTAGAATATTGAAGTTTGACGGGAATAAAGAGGAATTATTTGGATTTGTGCCTCTTCCAACTTCTGTTTAACGATTTAAAATGTATTATTTTGCTACCTAATCTGATAAATGGTTTTTCTATCAAAGTATAAGTGAAAATTGAAATAAAAACGCTGATAATTATAACTATGAATAATCTTATTATATAATTAATTAATGATCTTTCAGTGAAATCAACAAAGTCAAATTTACTCATCCAGTGTAAAACTGCAAAATGAGATAAATATATGCTGAAGCTTAGTTTTCCTAATAATATAATCACTGGGTTTACGATTATTTTAAATGATTTTAAACTCAGGATTATAGTTAATAAGCCGAAAATCAAGGAAAATTTAACAGCTTCACTAAAGAAGCGCAAAGGAGTTGAAAGCTGCAATAACGTTAAAGTAGATATTATAAGAAGCGTAACTACATTAATTTCTCTTATGGATTCTTTTTTTATAACTAAAAAAAATGCAATAATTCCGATAGAAAAAACAGGCAGTTGAGCTGGAAAATACATGATAAGAAAATCTCCCCAAAGTCTTTCGTCCGATATCGGGATGCAAAATTGAAAAATTGAATTACAAATGAAAGATATTAAGATTGAAAATAGAAAAAGCCAAATTGCAGAATTGAGGTTTTTAATAACTCTGAAAATAAATAGTGGTAACAATGCATAAAATAAAAACTCAATTGCAATCGACCATCCTCCGGGAACTATGGAATTTATCCAATATGGGTTAAAGCTATTGGTAAAAGTAAATGTTGAAATTATGTTAGCAGTTGAAATTCCAGAGGCATCCCCAAGAGCATAACGAGGACCAGTGCCGTTTTGCCACAGATAATAAATTATTCCAAGATAAAACATAGGTGCTATTCTGAAGAATCGGCGAATAAAAAAATCGGCAGTGGTTGAAGATTTAACAGAATTGGAGTAAAATAATGTAAAAGCACTGGTTATAAAAAATAGCTGAACGCCGTAAGCTCCGGCAGCTAATGAATCTTTAAAAAAACCAAAGACAGGTTTTCCATATTGGGAACAGTGTACGAATAAAACTCCAATAATAGCAAGACCTCTGAGGGCATCGAGATAATCAATTTTTTTCATAGACAAATATAAAATAAAAATAAAAACAGTATGATACAATACATACAATATTATCCAAACGTAAAACTACTCATCGGCTTATTTATCGTCTTTGGTTTAGATTTCGGTTTTGGTGTAGCAAAAGCTACGTTCAATGGAACTCGGAGAACGTCTAAAGGTTTTCGCCAAACATTTTCAAAATTCATGCAGTACGGTGGGAGTATCATCGTAGCGATGGTATTATTAAATATAATTTACGATAGCAATGCAGTTTTTGGCAAGCAGCTAAGCTTACTTTTTGGTGATCTAATGCTATACATTATGATCTATATAGAAGTTGTGAGCATCCTTGAGAACATGGAGGAAATAAGCCCTGAAAGCGATTTTGTTATTTACTTTATAAGACCGGTCAGACGAATCATCACTTTTCAAATTAAAAATCTTCTTCGTGAAGAAAATCAAAAAATCGAAAATGAAAACAATATTAATACTCCTTAGTTTTGCTTTGATCTCATGCGGATCAATGAAGAAAAACAAAATGAATTCAGTTTCTGAAAGAACTGAAAATACTGAGTTTAAAGAAACCAAAAGTAGTACATCAAAAATTCAATCTACAGAGAACGCATCAATAAGGATTGAAAATAACGGCTACAACATATCGGTAAAACCGATTGCCGGACAATCTTCTTTTTTCAATTTTACATCTCCGGACGGTCAGCTTTTCCATGGGACGACAAACGCAGAAATAAATTTTCAAAAGAAAGCCGAAAAATCTGAAACTGTTATCAATAAAAAATTACTTATAGAAACAACGTATAAATCGCAGATTACTTACAAGTCTCAAACAAATTACAAAACTGTTACTAAATATATTGATAAATATAAAGGAGCTTATCCTTGGTATTATATTTTGTTTGCAGGATTTGCTCTCCGGGAAATAATCGGTTGGCTTTGGAAGTGGTTGAAGAGCAGCCAATGGTTTTTAAATTTAATCTCAAAATTTTAAAAAATGAAAACATCACAAAAAGGAATAGATTTGATTAAATCTTTTGAATCTCTACATGATGGAGATAAAAGTCTTCCGGGATTGCAACCAAAGATGGATCCGTCAAAGATTTGGACGGAAGGTTGGGGACGGGCGATGCGAGATAGTAAAGGAAATTTTCTGCGTGGAGAATCAAACAGAAATTTAGCTTTTTCACGAGCGACAATTAAAACTCTTCAGGAAGCAAATGCCGCATTGCAGGAAGATCTAAGACCGCGAGAGTTTGATGTTTTTAGAAAGCTAAAGGTTCAGGTAAATCAAAATCAGTTCGATGCTTTGGTTTCGCACTATTACAATACTGGCGGATCTTCTACTTTATTTGATCTTATAAACAAAAAGGCTAGAAAAGAAGAGATTTACAAGTGGTTTACCGAACGCTATATTACTTCTGATGGTAAAGTTTTGAATGGTTTAATTCGCAGAAGGAAAGCTGAAGCTGATTTGTTTTTTAGTTAATTACAATGTCTCCGACATCAATGTCGGAGACATACTATTTAAAAACCATCCTGAAGCTTTTCAATTTCTTTTTTTGCAAACTCTTCCATTTCTGCAACTACTTTTCCTCTTTCGTGGTGATCTTTAAAAAAAGCGTGTTCTATTACTCTCGAAATCATTACAGGATTTGTTTGGTCTACTTTAAAAAACATTTCAGTTCCTGGAGCAAGAAGCATTACATAAAATTGCTCAGACGATGGTTCGTATAAAAGCTTAAATTTTTTCATAATACAAAAATAATAATTCATTTCCTTACGGGTTTCCGTAAGGAAATCTTTTTTCTGCAACATATCTTTACAGTATTAAATTTAAAACAATGAATAAATTAAAATTTACACTTTCATCAGGAATCGAAATTGAACTTTCTAAAGATGATATGGAGCAATTAAAACCGATGATTGATAAGGCTCTGGCAAACCTCGATGATGATCTTTATGATAGGTTGAGAAACTCAGATTCAAAAATTATCGAAGCAGAACTAGAGAAACTAAATAACTTGGAATTAGTTGAATTTGCTAAGATCCATGACGCTCAAACTGAAATGAAACTCCTTCATCTGGATTCATTTTCAAAGAAAATCTACAGCGAATTGTTCAAGCGCGCAGGATTAGGTTTTAAAAATGTTCGTCACCTGAGCTTTACCCAAAGAGACTATTTAAAATCTATTGGACTGAAATATAAAAATGATATACCTTTATAAAAATGTTAAAGTTTGTTAAATTTAATCCGCACTATTGCGGATTAAATTATTTTGTTATATCTTTACATCGTAATAATAAAACAAAATAATTAAAATTTTACAAAATGGAAACAATTACAGAACTTACAGCAGAGAGAACATTTAACGTAGTATTCAACGACTCAGAAAATTCTAATGATAAAGGTTTTGAACTCTCTTATAAAGAGGCAAAGGATTATATTGATAGAAACAATGGTACTAATGAATCTTACTTTGAAGACTACAAAGGTGGTATTGTTTCAATAGTGGATAATGAGAGTGGTGAAACAGTATATGAAGAAGAAGTATTATAATATTAATTGCCTTAGAAATGGGGCAGTAAAAATAAAATAATAAAAGCCCTCCATCACGAGGGCTTTCTTTGTAATAATAAAATTTCAATACTAATATCAAAATCTTATGGCAAATTTCGATAATTCCGCTGATATAATAAACTTTTTAAAAGATATAAAAGATAAAAAAAATATTTCCCAAAAAGATATTTACGAAGTCACTAAAATTTCAGAAGATACTTTAACGAGATATTTTAATAGTGAAACCAAAATTTCTCTTCCAAATTTATTAAAGATTTGCAAAGTTTTAGATGTATCTGTAAATCTTACGGAAACCAGTAAAAAATAATTACCGTGATTACGGAAACCCGTAAGGTAGAGCTATTTATACATCATATCTTTACAGTATTAAAATAAAGACATGATAAATACTACTTTAAAAAACAAACTAATTGATCTGGGAATTCAATTTAACGAATTAGATCACATGACAAATATTACTTTAATAGGTAAGGGTGCAGAAGGCGTTGTTTATGAGATTGAAAAAACAGATTTAGTTTTGAAATCCTCAAAAAACAAAGATGAATTTAATGCGTATAAATTTTTATTGACAATAGACGAAAATGAGCTGAAGGGATTATTTGAAATTCCAATTTTAGTTGATGAGAGCGACAACAATTTTTACTACGTATTCAAAAAATTGAAGAAGATCAATAAAAACCTTGAAAAAGTAATGCGAAGTATAGAGCTTTTTTTAGATCAGAATAATGTTGAAAATATGACTTTACTACCTTTTATGAAAACTGAAGTAATTCGACATCTAAATACAAGCAATCATTCAGATTATTATGCATTTTTACAATTTCTAATTAAAGCACATAATTTATTAAAAAAACACAACTTCTCAGATATTCACAGTGACAACATAATGATTGATGAAGATAAAAACTTTAAAATAATAGACATTCAACTTTCCGAGTAATCATTTTTGTTAATTTATTGAAGCGAAGCACCTGAATAGACAGGTGCTTTTTTTGTTTCTTATAATTGCGTCACAACTTTTAGAGCGTGTATAAAACATCTTTGCAATAAGATTTTTTTATAATGAAAACCAACAAACTTGTCTTTGATATTATTCGCAGTATGTGGCTTATGTCTACATTTAATATTGCGGAATATGAAAAGCTGGCGAATAGATTTCTAAACGGCGAACAAGTCGGTGCAGAAATAGACAGAGAATCATTCAGAGCTGCTTACGATAATGGTAATGTGGGTAATCCTTTTATCAAAGAAGAAAAGGAAGAAAATCAAATAGGCTACTTGCAAATGACAGGACCGATGGCTACTTATGGTGATGGTTTTTGTACTTATGGCGCAGACGATTATCTGTATGCTCTTCGATCACTGAATGATAATGATAAGGTAGGTGCTATTGTTATTTTTATCGATGGTCCAGGAGGAGCTGTTCCGGCAATTAATGCTTTCAAAGAATTTCAATCTGAAAAGAAAAAACCAATTGTCGCGTTATGCGCAGATTGCTACTCGCTGCATTATTGGATTATCTGCCTTCTTGCAGATCATGTAATGGCTTACGGAAATATATCATCAGGCTTTGGGAGCATTGGTTCTACCTGTATCATGGTAGATTCCCGCGAAGCAATGAAACAAGATGGTTATAAAATATTAATCATCAACGCTGATGGTTCCGATTTGAAAAACAAAGCAATGCAGGATTTCTACGAAGGAAAAGATGAAGATTTTATCAAGAGAATAAAGTCTGAATTAAATCCGATAAGAGAAGCTTTTATAGCAGATGTGAAGTTGGCAATGCCTGATATTTCTGATGATCCCAGAATATTTTCTGCAGATAATTTTTCCGCAAAAGAAGCTTTAGAATTAAAAATGATCCATAGTATCGGAAATGAAAAAGAAGCTTTCGCTTTGGCTCGTGCTTTAGCAGACTTAAATAATTAACAATAAATTTTAAACCAATGAAAAAGATCAAATTCGATGCCGTGCTTTCCTATGTATATGGATTGATGGGGTGGGATGCTTTGCCGAAAGGTGAAGATGGTAAGCTTGCAATTAAGCCCGAAGAGGAAGCTACCTTAAAAACAAAACTGACGGGTAAAAACTATGAAGCTTTTCAAAAAGTTGCTAATGAAATTCTTGCTGAGGAAGCGGGTGTTATTAGTGCTGAAGAAACTGAAGCTGCAAAAGTAAATGATCTTCTTGCATCAGTCCTTAAAGGAAATGCGGGTGATGATGACGACGAACCAGAAACTCCTGCAACGCCTGAGGCAACCGCGAAAAAAGTTGTAGAAAAAGTTCAGAAACAGCAAGGTGTTATCCAAGCGTTAATGGATGAACCGGAAAAAGAAACAACCATGAAAAACGTAATTAAAACCGCTTTGTTCGGTACTGCTTTAGCTGCTTCAATTTCTACGCCTACTCATTTGTTTGGGGCAAATCCTGAAGCAAACAACAAAATTTTTGCATTTGAGGGTAGAAATTGGAATATGAAAGCTGCGAGTAAATCTGCCGCTAAAACAGATTTTACAGATGTATCTACTATCACAAGATTAAATCAGGATTTAGTTGAGTATCAAATTCAGAATCCTTCTTTTATAAGAGATTTGTATGTAGATAATTATGGTCTTCCAACATTTTGGCCAAAACGTTTTGGAGTAATTGATATGGTTCAAGATGTCGTGATGGATATTGCGAACGTTACTCAAGCTAGAAAACCGGATTGGACTCCTGGTTTTGAAATGAAACTGGATGCTAAGAAAAGAAAAATCTACAGGATTCAAATTGATTTAGAATTTGAAGGTTATCAACTGCAAGAGTTAGAAACTTCTTGGCTATCTTCTATCTACAATATGGATGGGTCTTCTCCGTACAAGTCATCTTTTGTTGCTTTTTTAATTTCAAAGATTAACGAGAAAGCAAGACAAGAAGACAGGGAAGCTGCAATCAAAGGGATCTTTGCTCCGAATCCTGCGGGAATTAAAATGAAAGGTCATTATTTAAATGGTCAGTCTGGGGTTCTTCACCAGTTGTTTATTGCCAGAGATGTATTGAAAGAAATCACTCCTTACGCTTCAAAAGTAGGAAGATTCAGTACAGCAAACGCCTACAGCTACACAAAAGGATTTATTGAAAGTATGCCGTTAGGTGCGAGAAATAAGCCGAACATGAAGCTTTACACAGCCCCTTCTAATATCGTTGTAATTAAAGATGATTATAAAAAAATCAACTCTCTAAACAACGATTATACAGGCAATGAGTTGAAGTATATTGATGGTTACCCAAATATTGAATTCGTAGGACTTCAGGATTTAGAAGGCACAAATGTAATGTTCATTACAGATGATAAGAACATTGAAATTCTGGAATATCTTCCGGAAGAAAAAAACAAATACAGATTTGAGTATTTGAAAAGAAAAGCTTTCGTACATGCAGATTACAGAACAGGTTGCGGAGTTGTATTTACAGGTTTCCCGGATCTTCCTGCAAATTCAAATTACAGAGGTATTGCGCAGTTTGTTTGGATTAATGATGAGCCATTGTTCCCAGATACTACTTTGGTGCCGTTATTTGGTAAGCCAATGAGTGGAGCTGTAACATTGAACTACAATAAATTGTATGTTCATCCGGAATTGATTTCTGATGTTACAAAACTTCAGGGTCTACCTTCCGGAATGGTGGTAAAAATTATCGGTGATGTTAATATGCAGACAAATTCAAAAATTTTGAAGTCTACAGGTGGAAATGGAGGAAATTTATCATTGGCAGCAGATTTCAATCCTAAAACTATGTATTCATTAACATTGGTTGTTCAGGCTGATGGTACTTACAAAGAAGTTGCTAGAAATACAACATTCCCAACTGATACTGCAACTGTAGTAGAATTTGATGAAACAGTGATTGATGCAGCAGAAGGCTACACTCAAAGGTACAATGGCGATGAAGCTGCAACACTTACTGAAATTGTTGGAGGTAATGAAGGAACAGAATTGAAAATCTACGGTTCGTCTAATGCTTTAACTGTAGCTGCAGTATCTAATCATATTGTTTTATCAGGAGTTTCTGCAGTCTTAGATTCTGATGCAAAATTCATTGTCTTGAAAAACTTTGAAAGCGTTTGGTACGAAATCGCAAGAGGATAATATTAATTCGGGCTTCTCCGGAAGCCCAATTTTCTTAATAAAGTGAGTGTGAAAATTTTAGACAGACCAAGAACTGGGGCAGGTGCTCCGAAGAAAAGATCCAGATATGCTTATCTGTATTCGGTAGAAGATATTATTTATTTTCCGCCAACAGATAATACAGAGATTGTTTTGATAGGTGATATTCTTTTGAAATCCGGTGCTTCTGCTACAAAAATTTATATCACAAATACATCTCAGGAATACTCTTTTGAAGCAACTGGCGAAAAAGACAACAGAGGATTCAAAGTAAAATTTACCGGAACACATCCGGGTTCAGAAATTGAAGCTTTAGAATTTGCAAAAAAGAATCTTGACAGAGATTACATTGTTATTCTTCCTGAAAATTATGAGGAAACAAGATCGAAGGTTTTGGGGACTATGTTTGCTCCTTTAACTTTTAAATCGTCCCATAAAAGCAATAAAGATGGGAATAAATTTGATCTTAATTTTGAGCAGGAAGTAAGTTCTGACGATGTGTATTTGCATTATGAAGGTGCTTTGGCTGTAGAAGGAAATTTGGAAACTTGGAATTCGCTAACAGAAAATTTACCGGAACCAGGTATTTATTATGTTGAGCAGGGAAGTGACTTCATGTTTACCGATGGCAGTATTTCAGACTATGCGGTTGCGGGAAATCAAATTACTTTAATTGGTCAAGACAATCCGATGACGGGTTATCTAACGATGATTACCGGTACCAAAATTTTATTAAGAAAAAACATCCCTTGGAAATCGATTCGAGGTTCAAAAATCGTTCTTGAAAGTTATGTTTCAGGAGACGGACAAATTAAATTAATTGAAATTTTTAGAAATTAAAAATCATGTATAAATTAAAAAAACTAGACAGACCAGTGTCGGGAGCAGGTGCTCCAACGGTGGGAAGCAGATTTGCTTATCTTGCAGCGGTTGAGGATTTGATTTCCTTTCCGGATACCGATGCAAACAATGTCCTTTTACAGGGACAGCCTGTGTTTAAAGAAAACACGGGATTAATTCCGGTATATATTACCACATCGTCAAGAGAATATTCTTACGAATCGCAAGGTGAAGAAGATGCAAGATCGCATAAAGTAAAATTCATGGGTTCTCACCCAGGTACAGAATTAGAAGCTTTGGAATTCTCTCAGAACAATTTAGATAAAGATTTCATTATTTTTATTCCAGGTTGTCTTTCAAGTGATCCTGTAAGAGTTTTGGGAAGACCTTGTGCGCCTCTTAAATTCAAATCGTCTCACAAATCAGGTAAAGACGGGTCTAAATTTGATTTTACCTTTGAGCAGGAAGTCGGTAGCAAATACATTTACTTTATGTACAATGGTCCTTTGCAAACTGCAGAAATGTTGTACTCTGAAATTGATTTTACAGATGCCGTTACTGCGTTGAGTGAAGTCCAGAAAGTAGAGAATACCGCTATAACCCAACCGCTAGTAATTACATCTTTGAATGATATTACGGCAAAGCAGGTTACTTTCTTGGGGCAGGAATCAGATCCGACAAAAGCAGGAACTATCTCCGAAGATTTGACAGGACCTATTATGATTCTATTAAAAGGCGGGGTGCAGTGGAAAGCTCTGGACGGTTCGAGCATTTCGTTTGAAGTGTTTGAAACAAGTGCAGGAACTACACTCATCGAAAGATGGCGTGCTTAGATTAAGATTTTATTAATTTAAATCCCGATTCATTTGTATCGGGATTTTTGTATTTTTGAAATACAGAAATTTCAATATATGGAAAGTTATCGAGGTAAATCACAAACAGAAATAAATAATGAGTTATTTGATTTTTTAAAAACAATTAATTTTGAGGAAGATGAAAAAGCTGTAAAAATTTTTGAATATAATTTAAGCAAATATAAAGTTGTATCTTATAGTTTTATTCCACCCAAAGCTGTTGTTTCAGATGCTATTTTCAATGATTTGACCTACGGTCAATTAAATGTTTTTTTTAGCAATGGTCTTACTAGCTATTTATGTTTTAGTTATAAGAATGGAATGATTTTTCATTTTTGATAATTTTAAAAGAAAGTCTGTGTAAATAATAATAGATAATAAAAGAAAGCCACTCATTATTGAGTGGCTTTTTTGCGTCACAACTTTTGCGGTCTTATCCCTATACTTTCGCTGTATGGATACAAAATCTATTACTCCCATGAAGGCTATGGAGCTTCTGCGTCAATACTCAAGACAGGGGATTCCTTGTACTATTAAGTATTTGTCTCTTAACGAATCAGAAGGAACAACTAAAGGTATTGTGGAAGAAACTTCTGTAATTCTTACAGCAGGATATCGCAGGAATCAAAGCAAAAAACACAATGTACTTGCAAGTTTTCAGAGAACAGCTACCGGAGAATACAGACAATTTTATTTTCCATTATTAACGGAGATGAACGGCATATCTATAAAACCATGAAAACAGACGATATACAAATTGAAAGATATGGCAAACACGCCGTAGTAACTTCTCCCGCTTCAGTCTTTTCTTATCAGGTAGAAGAAATTGATTACGACAATCCGAGATCCGGAATGACAGATTATCATTCTTGGTCTACATCATATCATTTTCAGGATGGTTTGGAGTTGATTCCCTACGGAATGTACAATGATATGCCACAACTTTTAAGGAATACCATTTACAGGAATCCCAATATTCCTGGTGTAATGGAAAAAAAACAACAGTTACTTTGGGGACAAGGTCCACATCTGTTTAAAACTGTTTATAAAGATGGAAAACCTGCAAGGGAATGGACGGAAGATTCAACTGTTTTGAGTTGGCTCGATGGTTTCGATTATAAGACCTATCTACTTAATACAATTCAAGATACGAATTTTGCTCAAAGCAATGCTTCAATGATGATTAAAGCGAAATCTGGAAGAGTTGGAGTAGAAAGAATTCATTCGCTTGAGCATATTAATCCGATGTGGTTTAGATTAGCGAAAAACAAAGAGTCTGTAGAGGCTACTCACGGTTTGGTTTCAGATGCTTGGATGGCTTTTCAGCCAAATGGTTACAGAGATTATCCTCTTTTCAATCCAGCTTCACCATTTAAAGCACCTCGTTCTATTTTTTATTCGAAGCTTTATTCTTACGCTTCAGATTATTATCCTATTCCAACTATTCTGGGAGCATTAGAATGGATTAACAGAGCCACAGCGGTTCCTTTAATTTTGAAAGCACTTTCAAAAAATTCAGTCAATGCAAAATATCACATCACTTCGCCTGCACAGTTTTGGGATAGAAAGCGTGAGCAGATTGAGAAGGAATGCGAGGTTGCCGGCAAAGAATACAATGAATCAATGCTTGATGATTATGAGAGATTATTGTTTAAAACAATTATAGCTACTTTAACCTCAGATCATAACGCAGGAAAAATTTGGCATACAAAAGATATTTATCTGGAAGACGGACAAAGCTTAAAACAAGCAGGCTGGACAATTAATCCAATCGATCAAAATGTTAAGGACTTTGTAGATACTCAAATATCGATAGCCAATAAAGCCGATTCGGCAGTTTCCGCAGCGGTTGGGATTCATAAGTCTTTGGGAGGTATTACAGATCAGGGAAAATCAGATTCAGGTTCTGAGCAATTGTATGCTTATACCATGTTTAAATTGATTGGCGTAAGGATTCCGGAAGAAGTTGTTATGAAGGCTATTAATACAGCTATTAAATTAAATTTTCCAAAATCTGGGTTACAGCTTGGTTTCTACCATGAGGAAGCTCAGAAGCAGGAAGACCAGTCTTCAAAAGACAGATTGGTAAATAACCCGTCTTAATTATGAAATTATTATTCAATAAAGAAGTTGATGACAGCTCAGAATTATTGGCGATTTCAGGGCTTAATGATGCGAGTATATCAATATCGCATCTATGGCCATATATCAGAACTGCTACACGTGAGCTTGTGAATATCATCGGTAAGGATAATTACGAAAAGGCTGTTGACTTCTACGATGCAGATGCTTTTGATGAAGAGTTTTTAGAACTCGTACGTTATCCTTTGGTATTAGATGCGTTTCGAAAATACGCTCCTCTTACGGATATTAAATTTACAGACAACGGAAGACAGTTTCGAGCAGACGATCACCATAAAGCACCTTGGGAATGGCAGGTTGATAAGTCTGATGCTCAAATGGAAAAAGCGTATTATGCTGCAGTTGATGAATTAATCTCTTTTATAACAGAATCTGAGGATTATGATTCTTCGGAATATATGCTACAATTTACAGGTTTATATGTGCCTAATTTGAGAGTTTTTCAAGAGTTTGTACATATAAATAATTCTCATTTATTGTACTATAAACTTGCGCCGTCAATGCGATATTTTGAAGAAACAGTAATTATTAATAGAGTAGGAGATAAATTCACAGAGTACAAAACGCAAAACAATTCAAGAATTAAAAAACTTATTCAGAATGCGTGTGTGCATTATGCAATGGCAGACGGAATTAAAAAACTTTCAAATCAGCTATTTCCTGAAGGATTAATGAAATCTGAAAGAACCGGAAAAAAAGCCGCTAATGGTTATGATGTAGAATCAACTGTTTTATATTACGATAGAATTTTAGATTCCGTTTTGCTTTCACTGGAACAGGAAATCAGGAAAACAAAAACTGTTTATGTTCCCAGAAAGATAATAAACTTTGAGGATAATGACGGTTTTGTATCTATGTAGTGTACAACAATTTGTATATTAGCATCGTAAAAATACTTGAATGCATTCATTAGAAATTTTAGAGTTAAAAAAAAGGTTTTGGATTCCCGAAAATCTTGGAGAATGTAAACGAGATCAGTTTTTGGATATGTCAAAACTGATATATCTCTTTCATACCGGAGAAATTCCTTACAACACTTTTCGAGTAATGGGGTTGTACATCCTGATGAATATGTCTTTTAGTAAAGAAGAGTTTGAAGCTGCTGAAGATGAGAAGTGGGGAAACATTTATATAGCTTCAGAGTTGCTAGATTCTTTTTTTACTGTAGACGAAACAGGAATGAAGCATTTAGTTTTAGATTTCATCCATAATCCTGTAAAATCATTCAAGTATAAAGGTCTTACCTACAATAGTGTAAAAGATAATTTTACAGGAATAAAGTACGGACAATTCGAGGATGGTTTTGGTGAGTATGAAAACTTTAAAAGAACTGGAGAAATAGAATACTTAGTAAGGCTTTTCGCTATTTTCCATCTGCGCCCCAACGAATCTTTTGAAAAACTAAACTTAGAGAAAAGATGCAAGTGGTTTGAACTGCTTGATATTCGTCACGTTTACGGGTTTTATCTTCTGTTTGTCTCATTTGTAAACTACATCACCAAAGATTGCGCAATACTTTTGGATGGTAAGGAGATTGAAATTTCAATGCTTTTTCAATCAGAATCAGACAATGACGAAGTAAAAACAGATCAGCCTGTAGAAAGTATCGGTTTGCGATCAACTTCATTTCAATTGGCGGAAAGTGGGGTTTTCGGTCCTTATGAAAAAGTGAGAAGTGAAGATTATTTGATTATCTTAATCAGAATGTGTGATCTGGTATTCCGGAACCGTAAGGAAAAGAAAGAAATGGAAGATGCAAAAAACAAGTCAGAAACTAATAGTTATGATTGATATAAAATTACTCAGAGAGAAAATTGCAGAAACCCGCACAGAAATTCCGGAAATAAAAAAGATAGAATTTTTGGTTACGGATGACGAACTGGCAAACGTGATGACAGATCACAAAAAAGAAGATAACTTAATGCTTGTTGTCGTGGTTCCTACTTATTCAGGATTTGGTGAAGAAGACGAAAGCGGTTTTAATTCTTATCTTCAATTTTTCCTATGTGAAAAAGTAGATCTTAAAGTTTTCAAAAATCAGGATGCATATGTAGAAGTTCTTCAAAGAATCTCCGAAGTGGTAAAAACTTTTGTAATAAAACTATTTGCCAGAGAAAATTGCTTGTCTTTGAATTTGGAAAGATCCTCACTAAACATTGATACTTTTGCGAGAAAATCTCAATGTATGGGTTATTCAATAGAGGTCGATGAAAAATCATACTTAAACTTTTAATTTATGAAAAGAAAAAAACTAACTGATCAATATGTTCTTCTGCGTGATGATCTAATTAATTACTTAAATGAATATTTATTGCCATTATTGAGAGGTAATAATTTTTCGAATAGAAATATTTTTGTTTTATTTTATGAAGATATTTTTAATAAAGAAAATTTAATTCTAACAAAAGTTGATAGTATAAATGAAGATTCAGGGGTAATGTTAGAATTTGAATATTTTGATGGCAATCAATCAGAAGAAATAGATTTAAGAGAATGTCATTTAATTACCTTGATGCAACTGGTTGAATATCTGGAGCCATTAACAGAATAAATTCAAAAAATATTAGTTAATGGATATAATAGCTGAAAGAGCGGGAAAAGAAAAGTTGATTGTTTCAGCGTTCAACAGAAGAGTATTGAAGCAACACGCTGAGAAAATGCAGAAAACGCAGAATGCAAATGTTCCTGTATTTTCAGATTCTTCTTTAGATTTTCGAAACATTGCGACGAACGATGATAGTTTAATTTACCGTCACAAAGGGATAATGAGAATGATCGACATGAAAAGATTAACAAGACCTTTTACTACACAAAAATACAACCGTAAACCTGTTTATAATGTTCACAACCGTATAATCATGGGGCATTACGCTGGGTTATCCAAAGATCTTACTTTCGGTTTAACGGATGCAGTTCGACAGGAAATTATGAGTGAACTAGACGGAAAACAAATTTAAATATCCTTTATATCGGTTAAATTATGTATCTTTGAGTATGGAAAAACTAAAACTTTTGTTTGCGGAAATCAATTTAAAAGAATTTTGTGAGCGTTACAATCTGAGTTATGATTATACGAGAAAAGTATTTAAAGGAACTTACGAGCTTTCGGAAGACACAGAGCAAAAACTTTTATCAGCGTACAAAAAATGGCTGGAGAAAAAAACAGAAATATTTAATTCTTAATATCAGTCTACGCTTCCGACTCGTAGACTCTTTTAAAAGACAACTATCGCTCATTAGCTTTTTATTATATATATTATTTGGTGTAGGTAAACTAACTTTTTTTCATCATTTGTGTTTTTATCCTGTCCTTTTTGGGCAGGATTTTTTATTTTAGCAGGAAATATTGATACTTATGATGTATTATGAATTTTTTCTTAAACTTCCCAAAACCGAATATGGCGTTTATTTGCAGGGAATACCTAATGAAAATGAAAGTGTTACTGTAGAAATAGAACCAACTAAAACCGGATTAAATATTTACAGTTTTAATACACAAACTTTCAGAAGAACAAAGCAATTAATATCTCTCCAAAAAAATGAAATTTTAGAATTTTCAATTGAAGATCAAACAACAATTGAAAATAGGGTTTCTGTAGCAAGGTTATTATTAGTTGGGATTTTTGCACTCGCTTGGAAGAAAAAATCTGTAGAACCGATGGCGTTTATTCTGATTAAGTTTTTAGATGATATTCAAATGGAGCAAACAATTACAATTCAATCTTCAAAACCAAATGCATTTCAAACCTTTACAAATATTAAATATAATCTTTATAAGTTTTGGAAAGAAGTTTCCGAAAATCCGAATATTGAGACTCAAATGAAAGTTTTGAAAACTACTCATGATGAAAAAATAAAAAAGGAACAGAAGATTTTTCAAATTGGGTGTTTAATCGTTTTTGTTGTTGTCGCAATAATTGTAATTTCTATTTTTACATAATTTTTCTTGCATAATCAAAAAATCTTTTACATCTTTGTCGAAGCAAAAAACAACGACGAGGAAAGTCTATAAAACTTCCAAAGATTTTATTTTTATATAATTAAGGCTTAGGTCTTGATGAGTAGTGGTTACTTTTCCTCGGAATTGTTGTTTTTTGCGAAACGCCATGAAAGTCAAGACTTTTTTTTTATGGCTTTAAGAGGAAAACCTTTAAATAAAAATAAAATGCAAAAAACAACAAAAACTCAAAACAGAAAAACGCTTAACAGAAAAGCAAAAGCGTTAAAAAAAGTAACAGACTCAGAAGAGCTTTATTTTACTTACCAAAAATTCCACGGTTCATTCATTGCCGTGATTTCCAATCTCAAAGACAGGCAAACGCACGCCTACGGAAAAACAAAACTCATTGCAGGGAAAAATGCTCTGGATAATTTTCGCATAAAATACGGCACATTTTAGTTTCAAATAGTTCATTTAATACATGATATATTATGAAATTAAAAAGCTACAGACAGCAGGAAATTTATCCTATTGATCAAATGGAAAACAAGATTGTAGATTTGATATTAAGTATCTATGATGATTTTGGAAGTGCAGAAATAGTATCGGATGCTATTTTCGAAATGTACGTAAAGGCTGAAGCTCAGGCTTCACCCGAAGAAAAAGAAAAATTTCTAAAAATTATGGGATTTTTCAGGTGTATGACAGATATGGTTACAGAAAACTCTGAAACCTTCAACGATTTACAATTCGAAAGAAAATCTTTCAACGATGGAATATTACCGAAACAAAATTGATGTAATATCTTACGAAGGCGTGCATGTAGATGCAGAATCTCTCTGGCAGAAAAAAGGAGACTTGATGGTTTTGGCAGATGAAGACCAATACATCACTTTTCCTTTTGATGAAAATAAATTTTATAAAGTAAGAATTTAATTTTACAGCCACTCTTCGGAGTGGTTTTTTTGTGCGTCACAACTTAACGGGTGCGTTGGCAGTACGTTTGTTAAAAATTAAAGATATGCATCCGTACCACAGAAGCTTTATTTATGCTCAAGTGCTTTTTTTATTTTGGACAATTTTTGTCCTGTTGGTTTTTCCTCAATGGCAATTCCTTGTATTTCCTTTGCTATCGGTCTTTTTCCTTTTAGAAATTGGAGTTTTAGAAACTCAGCGCAAGGAAAATCCGGAAGCTGTACGGTATAGAAAATCTGGTTTGTTTTCTTTGCTTGACTTACTTTCTGTAACTCTTTTTTTAATTAACTACATCTCATGCGGGATTGATTCCTTTAATGGGAATATAGAGTTAAACCCTTTGTTTCTTTCTTCTATTCTCGGATATATTATTGTTAGAAAACTTTACATAACAAAAAATTATTCTTACGACAAATAAAATTTCTCAAAATGAAAAATAAAAATGTTTTAAAAATCCTTAAAAACAAGGATGCTTTAAAAAATCAAAGGCTTTATACGGAGCTTTTGAAAGAATACGCTGCTGAAACTACGGTTCGCACAGTTTATTATTATCAACTCGGCTACACTCCTGAAAAGCTGACGGGCTTAATCTATGATGTAAAAAAACATTTTGGAATTACCGATAAAGACATTGCGCTTTACAATGGTGAAGAAGAAGAGGAAGAGATACAAATACAAAGTTTTATCGATACTTCCACGAATACTTTGATAAGTCTTGTTAATCCTAATGCAGAAGTTTTAAAAATTTTAAATCTTGAATCTGTACCCGATGTGATGGATGGGATGAAGTTTCGGGATGAGTACCCATTTTTAAATGATGAGAATACTCCCAATGAATTTAAAATTTTAGCGACAGACAAAATCACTGCTTACAAACAATATGCATTAAAGCATGCTGAAATTTTGAAAGCTTCAGATGAAGGTGAAGCAGAAGAAAAACTGTTTGAAATTGGAAAAGAAGCACTGAATAAATGGAATCTTAATCAGGAAATCAAAGAAGAACTAGACTTCTACAGAGATTCAAACGGAAAGATCCTCGGAAAACATCCTTTGTTGGCAGATCTCAAAATGAAACAAGATGTTGCTGAAATGTCTGAGGCAGATTTGGTAAAATCCAGAACAAACGCTCAAAAATCCGTTTCAAAGTACAAAAACGAAGGTAAAGCAGATCTGGAAGAAAAACATCAGAAGAAACTAGATGCTATTGAAGAAAGATTGGTGAAAGTTTTCAATTACGAACTTAAAAAATAGTATGCTTTTCGGCAAAAACGACATAGGGGTAAAATCTAATAACCAGGAAGAAAAGGCGGAAGGTAACAGCTCCGCCTTTACCTCTAAATTCCTAAATATACAGACAGATATTATTGAAAATTTGTCTGAAGATTTAGTAAAGCTTCCGGAACCGGGAGAAGTGAAGTTTTTGCAAACCATAAAAGCTTTCAACGGTTTTACTTTTGTAGAGTTGATTTCCCGATTAAATTATATTGAAGAAATAACAGCTTCAACGTATTCAATTTCTATGAAAGTCGTGGAAGCTCTACAGGAAATGAAGCGATTGGGAAAGATCGATAAAATTAATCTGATGATTTCAGATTCAATGATGAAACGAAATCCCAAAGTTTCAGATACCATCAATGCATGGGCGAATCTTGATCCGCAAATATCCGTTGTTTATTCCTGGAATCATTCAAAGATTGTAGCGATCAAAACAGAAACAGATTATTATACAATAGAAGGTTCGGGAAATTGGGGCGAAAATGCCTGCTATGAGCAATATGTATTGGTAAACGATGAAAGTGTCTACAATCTAAGGAAAAGACTATTCAGTGAATGTAAAGTTGTCTTTAAAATAAATTAAAATGAACTTAGAAGCATTAGAGACGGAAGTAATATCCAATTGGTGTCCTCTTGCAGATGAAGAGCTTGAGATGGTTTCAGAATTGGCATCGCTTGGTTATTCTGCGGATAAAATTTGTTTGGTTCTTCAGCGCAAAAAAAAACTTTTTCTGCGTGATTTCAGAGTAGAGGGTACGCATATTAATACAGCGTTTTATCGTGGTCTTTTGATGGCTCAGGCAGACACAGACAAAGCAACTTTAGAGAATGCAAAAAAAGGAAATCTGACTGCAAAACAGCAGATGGAAAAGAAGTGGGATGAGCAAAGAATCGAAAATATTAAACAGGAACTTTTTAACTCATAAAATTATGGATGCATTAAACGAAAATTATAAAGAAGCCTTAGAAAAATACATCAACCTGCAGGAAGTTTTAGTACAGCAGATTGGAAATGACATTGAAAGAAATAGTGAAGATATTCGTTTTGAAATGCTTAAAAAGCAAATCAACGAACAAAGGTTAACAATTGAGAAAAAATCTCTTGAGCTCGCCAAAGAAAATTTAAAAACTATATCGGAAGAAACTGAGTAATGAACTATTCATTTGACGATATAGAACTGGAAGACCTTCTGGAATGGATGGAATCCGGTAAAAATATACCTCCTAAAATTGCGGAGTATGCGTTGATGCTCGAAAAGATTTGGGGGATGTACCGTCGTCAGTTTGATTTTCCTAATCAGGAAGCTATTATTAATTATTTGGTACAGGTTGACGGCTACAAAAGATATGAAGCCGTAAAACTCTTAAAAGATGCACTCACACATTTTTCTTCAGAAAATTCATTACCGAAAGATGTATGGAGAAATCTCTTGGCAGACAAAATGATGAAATGCTTTACTGCGGCTGTGAAATTAGCCAAAACGCCAAAAGATTTCTTAGAATCTGTAAAGATTTTAGCAGTTATCAAAGATACATTGCAGTTGGATAAAGAAGATATTATGGAAATGGAAGAAGATCTCATGAAGCAGGTACAGATTCTTACTACCGATATTAAAATGTTTGGCGAAGAACCTGTTTCACGTACAGAATTGGCAGCGTTTATTGACGGTCTGGAAGATGTTCCGGAGAAAATAAAAGAAGCTGCAAAAGCTGAAGTAGATCAATTCCCTCTTAGATTTTTAAATTTCGATCATAATCCACGTAAAAGCTAATGGCATCGAATAGAATTTTTGAAGAGGCAAACGGAACCTTTAAGGGCAATGCCGAATATCAGTACGTCAATTCAATAGGTATGGCGGTTGAGACTATTGATCCTACAAGTTTATATCTTGTTGGTGGTCGTGCTACCGGAAAAACTACACAGATTATTGCCAGACGTTCTGTTCGGGTAATAAAATCGATGCCCGGAGCTTACTTTGCGTTTACCGGAGACTATTACACAAATTTACTTTCCAATACAATTCCCTCAATGATCAAGGGATGGAATGATATGGGAATGAAAGAAGGCGTTCATTACGTGATTAACGAAAAACCTCCATCATCATTTGCGAAGCCTTATAAAAAGCCATTGAGCTATAAACATACAATATCTTGGTACAACGGTTGTTTTTTCAAATTAGCTTCTATGGATATTATTTCCTCGATGGCGGGTGATTCTTACCAGCATGCTTTCGGAGATGAAGTAAAATATCAGGATAAAAATAAGCTTGATAAATTACTACCCGCAGTAAGAGGAGAGAAAATGAGGTTTGGTCATAGTCATTATTATCTGGGGAAAACCTTCACAACAGATATGCCGAATATCTTGAACGTGAATGAATATGACTGGATTCTGGATCAGGAAAAGAATATGGATCCGGAACAAATAAAATATATTGTTCACACTTCTTTAATTGTCAATGAAATTAAAAAAGCTCTCGTAAAAGCTTATGTGAAAAAGGATGAGCGAGAGTATTCTAAACAACAAAGACTTTTGCATCGATGGAATCAGAGATTAGCAAAAATAAGAATGAACTCTACATTATTTGCCATGATCTCTACATTTGCCAATGCAGATATTTTGCAGATAGATTACTTTAAAGAACAGTTAAAAGTTTTGGGTCCGGAGCAGTTCCGTCCTGCAATACTTTCTATGAAGCATGAAGTAAAGCAAGGTGAAAAGTTTTATCCCAATTTATCTGCAAAAAATTTCTATGATGATGGTTTGATACTAGAATTTTTATATCAGTTCAATATTGGCGATAAAAACCCTGTAATTACTTCTGATGGATTGCGATATATCAATACGAGACAAAAGTTAGAAGGCGGGATGGACTTTGGCGATATGAATTCTCTGGTAATTGGTCAGGAACAGGGATTGGTTCAGCGTATTTTAAAAAATTTTTGGACTCTCGAACAAAACGAAATTGAAATTGCAAGAAACTTCAGGGAGTTTTTTAAAAATCATAAAAATTAAAGTCTTAGATCTGTACTATGACCGCTCCGGAAATCAAAATTCAAAAACTCAAAATGACCGTGCCTCTGCTGTAAAAAGACATATTGAATTTGACAATGAAAAGAAAACAGATTGGACTGTAAATATGATGAGTCTCGGTCAGAAAACTATTTATCAGGAAGAGGAATTTAATCTGATGAAGGAAATTCTAGGGGAAACAAATCCGAAGCTTCCAAAAGTATTGATCGATCTTCATCAGTGCCGTGAGCTAAAGTCATCAATGGAAGTTGCAAAGCAGGTCATTAAACTTAATTCAAAAGGTGTTCGAGGAATTTATAAAAACAAATCATCTGAAAGTATACCGATGTCTAGAAGACCGATGTGGTCCACAAATATGAGTGACGCTTTTAAATATTATATGTACCGTCCTAAGTATGTAAATATAATGAAGAAAATTGAAACTTCAGGTACTTCTTACGCTCCAACAATGCACTAATTTTGTATATTTGATTATGAATTATTACAGTGTATCTCAAAGTCCAGAAATGTTCACTCTGAAACATATCGAATTGGCTAAAAGATTCTTTCGAACTTATCCATATACGATGGATGATCTTGCAAATGTCATCCTTAGACTGTGTGATTTAGATAAGGAAGCAGACGATAACTTCAGAATAATTCAAATGTATTTTGATATGTGCCTTTCAGTAGGTGAAAATCCTTGGAGTCATTACAAAAGAATTAGTGTTGAAGTTTATAAAAAGGGTTTATTTGAAATTAGGGAAAAAAGAAGACCTGCGCTAAAAAAAATTATTCACCATGAGCAATAAAAAACGTATTTCAAAGAAAATGCAAAAAATAGAGGCTAAGAAAATTTCTAAATTTTGCTATCAAATAGATTATGCTGGAAAGCAAGCTGAGAAGGCTGCAAAAATATTCATGAATTTATGGGTAAATGATAAAGAAAAATTAATTAGAATTATACAAACCGATTTAGGATACCGAATATTTTCATAAGTCATTCAATTATTTAACAATAAGGCGGAGTTGTCGAGGCTTCCGCCTTATTTATTGTATTAAATTTTAAATTCTAAAACCTCTTTCTCTGATTTTTCAAGTAAATCGAACAGTTTATTTTGGCACAATTCCAAAATTTCCCCGATGATGGCAGTATTTGAAATTTCAAAATCTTCACCTTCTGCACATTCAATTGTTAAGGTTTCTTTCAGTCCGTCACGACCTATCAAATAAGAGTTTAATTTGTCGCTTTTATGCTTTAAATAATTGTGTCGGGCGCATAGCTTTTGAAAATTTTCAAGGTTTTTAATCCTTTTTTCTGCGGTAGTATCTAAAATGAGTGCTTTCGCATCAAGTTTGGAGTTTTCGCTTTTACCGTTCGCTTTTGTGTCTGTAGCAGGATTTACTTTCTTCAATCCGTTCGCTTTAATGTTTAAGTCGTTCATTATTAATTATTTAACTACTCTAATTTACAAAAAATAACCGAAAAAACGGCTATAAAATACAGTGATTTGTCTATAAATCAGTTATTTATACTAATTATAAATAATTGCGGTTGAATATTATGACATTACAAAAAAATGCGGTTTTTTTTATTCGAAGTATAATAAATCGCTGAAAATCAGAATGCAAACCTTTTTCAAAAATATTGAAAAAGTGTTTGATTCTTTCTGACCCCAGCCCGCTCACTAAGGTAAAAAGCGTTCGTAAGCGCACGTATGCAGGGATATATGACAAAAACGCCCTATTTATGGGGTTTTGAGGGTGTTTTGTCTATGCCTACCAAATTGATGCTTTAGTGCGTTCGTACAAATGCGTCACAACGTACACCGATTGCCTGATGCACCTTTGTCGAAAGTACGAACCATGGCTTCTGGCAAACAAATAAGAGACGAAATAATGAAGATGACTATTGTCATCAATTCCGATCCTGCTCAAAAGGATATACATGAATTAAGAACCGCCAACGGAAAGTTAACGGAATCAATTGATGAACTTAAAAAGAAGAAAGATGAGTTAGGAAGGAGAAATAAAACAAATGCTCAAGAATGGGATAAACTTACTGATGAAATAAAAAAGAATATCCAAACCATCAAAGAGAATAAAATCAAGATTGAAGAGCTACGAAGCTCAATGGATATTACCCGAATGACAGTTGGTCAATTGAAAAAGGAATTGGCGTTGCTTAACACACTTAAGTTAGATGTGGTTCCTGGCAGTGAAGCAGCAGAAAAACTTACTAAACAGATAGATGATCTTAAGAAAAGGATTAGAGAGGTTGATGGTGGTGGAGAAAGTAAGTCTTATTTCCAAGAATTAGCAGACCAATTCAATCAGTACTCAGGTATTATAGCTGCAGGTGCAGCATTCTTTGCAGGGTTCGCTATATCAATTAAATCTATCATTGATAGGAACAATGAGTTAGCGGATGCTATGACAGGTGTCGAGAAGACCACTGGTATGACAAAGGATGAAGTAATTGAGTTGTCTAAAGCTTTTGTTGACTTTGATACACGTACTAAGAAGTTAGACCTTATAAAGATGTCTGAGGTAGGTGGTCGTCTTGGGGTGGCGAAAGCTGAGATATTGGATTTCACCAGAGAAGTAGATAAGGCATATGTAGCATTAGGTGATTCGTGGGAGGGAAGCGTTGAAGATCTTGCTAACAGTTTAGGTAAGATTGCGAAGTTATATAGCGAAACTAAGAATATACCTATAGCAAATGCAATCAATGAAGTTGGTTCTGCAATGAATGAGTTGGCTGCATCGGGAGCATCCTCCGAACAAAACATATCCGACTTTGTTTTAAGAATGGGTAGGACTCCTGAAACATTGCGTCCACCATTGAATGTTCTATTAGGTTATGGTTCTGCTTTTGAAGAATTAGGAATCAATTCTGAGATTGGAGCTTCAGGATTCTCAAAGTTCTTGAGAGTAGCAGGTAAAGAAACAAAAGCGTTTTCTGAAATAATGAGGCTACCGGAACAACAGATTAAGGACATGCTTAAAGCAAATCCTGCGGAATTCTTCCTGAAGTTCTCTGAGGGATTAAAGGGTTTAGATCCTGATCAGCTTGCAAGAGTGTTGGATAAGTTAAAGTTATCAGACCAAGAAGTAAGTGGAGTTATTGGTACTGCATCATCGAATGTAGATTTATTTAGAAAGTCTGTTGAAGTTGCTAATACTTCTGTAGAAGAAGGTGTTTCGTTGCAAAATGAATTTAATAAGGTTAATAATAATGCTGCTGCTATCTGGGAAAAAGTACAACGTAAAATGTTGGAAACCTTCACTAGTGCGAAAATGGCACAGTTTCTCGAAGCTACTATTTCCAACTTTGGTAAGTTCATTGGTGTTGTTGAAGATACAGAAGGGGGTATAACAAACTTTAGAGAGGCTTTGGTATTCATGATTAAAATAATCACCATTGCTGCAGTATCAACAATGACTTATAATGGCGCCATGTTACTTACTAATTTAACGTTGGCAGGTGCGAGAAATCAGCTATTAGGATATACAATAATATCGAAAATAAACAATGCACTTACTCAGGTAGGTATTATGCTGCAAACATCTTGGAATTTAATTGTAGGATTGTCAGGTGTTGCAATTGGGCGTTTAACAGGAGCAACTGCTTTACAGACTGCAGCACAGCAAAGATTAAATTTAGCGATGGCATCAAATCCTTTAGGGGCTGTTCTTGCTGTTGTCACTTTGTTAATTTCCGCATACATAGCTTTTGGAAGAGAAACAGATGAAGTAAACAAAAAGCAGTTGATGCTTGATGAAATTAATAGAACTGCTACTCAAGGCGTGATCGCTCAGCGTGAAGAAGTAAATCAGTTAATGAGGGTTGCGCGAAACGATAATGCGACCAAAGCGGAAAAAGAAGCCGCAATAAGAAGGCTAAATAAAATATCTCCGGAATACTTGGGGCATTTAACTTTAGAAAAAATAAAAACCCAAGAAGCAACCGAAGCGGTCCGTGCTTATGTTCGCGAATTAGATAAAAAAGCAATGGCTGAAGCTTTATTTTCAAAGAAAGTAGAGTTGTTGAAACAAAAGGAAGAGATCAAGTCAAAAAGTGCAGATGAATATCTAGGAGGTGCTAATCTTGGTGGAGTTGGTACATGGATGGAAAGCAAGCTGAATTCCGGTAAAATGAAAAGAACGATGTCTGCTGCGGAATCTAACGAGATTGATAAACTTGTTAAGGTTGTTGACATTGAAAAGGAATTGAGTAAATATGTTCCTTTAGTTCAGGAAGCGTATCGAAAAAGACGAGATGCCTTGCGTGAAAATTATAACCAACAAAAAGCTATCACTGAAAAACAAATAGAATTTGAAAAGAAAAATGCGGCAATCATTGTAAAAGACGATAAGTCGAATTATGATGTTCCTGATCCTGATAAAGATAAAGCTGCAAAAGATGCGGAGCGTGAAAGAAAAAAGGCAGAACGTGAAGCAAAAGCCGCAGCTCGAAAAAAAGAGCGCGAAGAAAATCAGCACCAAAAGGATATGAATGACCTGAAGCGTCGTGGTGAGGAATCAGATGCTTTAGAAAGACAAATTCAAATTGATATTGATGATGCGAGGATCGAAGCTATGGCTGAAGGTTTTGAAAAAGAAGAAGCAGCTCTCGAAATTCAAAAACAAAGAAAGTTCGCAGAAATCGATAAAAAGAAAATTCAGCAGTCAGATTTCGATAAACTTCAGATTCAGATTGATAAAGCTAAAGGGAATGATAAGTTATTGTTTGAGGCTTTAAAAACTTCCTGGGATGATAACAACGCATCTCTTAATGACTTCAAAAATACTCAAGATGCAATATTTAGTAATAAAAGAGTAGCATTACAGCAAAAATATGCCGCGCAATATATAAAGCGCGAGGAAGAAAATCACAAGAATGAAATTGAGGTAATAAACCGTGAGAAAAACAATAAAATTGCTTCCCTTAAGTCTGTTGAGTCTCAAATCTCATTTTTAAAATCAGTTGGTCAAACGAAAGACTTAGATAGCATAAGAACATGGGAAGAAGGTAAGGCGGCAATTGAAAAGTATTATCAACAGCAAGCATTAGAACGTCAGGTTAAGTTTCTTCAGGGGAAAGTTAACGAGTTTAATATTTTAATGTCTCTTAATTCGTTGGCGGCTTTAAATCCAGAACAGTTAAAAACGATTGAAGAGTATCAAAATAAAATAGCGGAATTACTAGCGCAGTCTGAAGCTTTAAAAAACGGTGAAACCAAAAGTACAAAAGGCGATGGAAAAAAGGGAATAAACTCTTTTGAGCAAAAAGGTACGTCTCGTGATCTTCTTGGTCTGTCACCGGATGAATGGGAAGGATTGTTTAAAAACACCGATAATTTATCGGCAAATCTTGGTAAGGTTACGGCGGTTGTAGGCGTTATGCAGCAAATGTTTGGTGCATATTTTAGCTTTATAGAAGCTAACGAGAAAAAACAATTAAAAACGTATGAAAACAATACTGAAAGGAAAAAAACAAGGCTAAAACAGCAATTAGATTCAGGAATTATCAATCAGGAGACTTTCAAAAAGAAAACTATTGAAGCTGATAATGAACTTGAAAAAAAGAAAAGCGAATTGGCGATTAAACAGGCTAAAAGAGAGCGTGCAATGAAAATTGCTGAAGTTATTACCAGTACATCAGTTGCGATTATGCAGGCATATGCTCAACTTGGTCCAATTGCGGGAACAGTGGCGGCTGTTTTGGTTGGAACCATCGGCGCCTTCCAATTGGGAACTATAATGAATACACCATTGCCAACTGCTGAAGGTTTTGAAGATGGTTTTAATATGTATGACGAAAAATATCCTATGCAACGAGCGCAAGACGGTAAAAGATTCAATGTTAGAAGAAGACGATTAAAATCAGGTTTAGTAGATCAGCCAACACACTTTTTAGCCGGTGAAAACGGCGTTGAAATGGTCATTGATTCACCAACATGGACTTCTTACTCTCCGGAATTAAAATCAGCGATTTATTCGGCTAATTCAAGGGCGAAAGGTTTTGAAAATGGATTTAATACGGTGCCTGAAAAGCAAATAACATCATCTGGGAATGATGAAGTATTGATTAAGATGATGAATGTGCTGTCGGAATATTCTAATACAATGAAAACCATACAGGAAAAAGGAATTGAAGCTTATTTCGTTAAATCTGCCCGAAATGGAGAGCATATAGACGATATGGCAAAAGAATATCAAAAACTTAACAATAAAAACAAACATTAATATGCCGCCATTAAACCCTATACTTGATCCCGGAGACGGAAGCGGAAATTCATCTCCTTATTTTTATTTATTACTTAATAATAATTCTCAGAATTTAGTTTGGAATGCCGCGAATAGTCAGCCGTTGGCAAATATTTTTTCATTAACGCTTCAATATTATTTAATTACATCACCAAGTATCGCATACGATATTTATTTCTCGGAACCGGTGGCGCCTTGGTTGGAAATTGGCGGTCCTTCCGTATCAGGCGATTTTATTACGGTAAGTGGCGGAACGAATAAAAATATATCAATTCAACTTATTGGGATTGATTTGCTTCCTAATGGCGTTTATAATTCAGAAATCGTTTTTACAGCTTCAGGGACTTCAAATGGTGTTGTAAATACCTATGATATTGTCTCTTATTTCGTAACCTTAACTATTTTCAATAATTCAAGCGCAAGTATCACTGTCGATAAAAACCAATATAATGTATTTTTCAATAGACAGACAGGTATTTTGTCAGGGGATACGGTTGTTAATGTGTTGAATAACACTGAACCTTTGAGTTTGAATTTTATAGCAAATAATTTTGTTACAAAAAATAACGTTATTAATAATTTTGATATTGAAGAATTTAACATTGCAAGTAATTTAAATCTTCCAAATCAAGGTACTGTAAACATCAACGGAGGTTTATTCAAGGTTGATAATTCTCAAATTGCGAATGTTAATATTGCCTTAACGTTAGGGATTAATTCTGATCTTTTTGTCGATAAAAGTTTTATTAATTTTCAAATAAATAAAGCTACGCCACAAACAGCGAACAGTAGTTTATATCTCACCAATCCCGAAGATAAAAGCTATGCGATCACCGTCCCTTCGTGGTTGACCTTATCGCAGAACAATGGAAGTACATCAGGTTATATAACCGTTACTACGGTGTCTTCTTCAACACTTCCGGGAGGTGATTACTCAGGAGATATTGTCATTACTTATGATAATAAAAGCATTTCAATTCCTGTTTTTTTACAGGTAATTTCTTTTATGTCATTCAATCCTGGCAATAATAATTTTTGTAAAGATATTCCTTCGATAATTTTCAACAGAATGAATGCTACCGCAAGAATACTCCGCATTAAGATGTCTGCTAAATTTAATTTACAGGGAATTGAAACAATCAAAGAAAATGTATATGCAATCCCTTATGTAGCCGATAAAGCTGTCTTCAACTTTGGTGATAAAGTTAATAATCAATTTCCTAGAAGAAAACTTCATTTTTTTGATATTCCAGATAATTTTCTGTTGATGAAAAACGCTGTCGTAGATCTTGTTTGTGAAGAGTTAGATTCTAACTATAATTTATTATTGTCAGAGACTTTAACTAACGTGAAGCTTTTTCCAGGATCTCGACCAAGTGGGTTTCCTTTGCTTTCTAACAATTTGTTCAGAAAAAAAAACAAAGGATCTGTATTTTTTAATTCAAAAGTTGTGGGTGAAGAAATTAAGATTGAAAAAGTTGAAAATACTGATAATATTGATGAGCTTGATTTCGGATCTACAGTCGTGAAGTATTATAATTTTCCAAAATACTATAATATAATTTCAGTTCATTTTGAAAATGATAATCTGAGTCCTGAATGGTTTACGCTGACAGGAGAATTTAAAATGACATCAGAATTTACTCACATTTATGCCAATAATATTTTTAAAAGTCAAAACGAAAAGTATGATTTTTCGAAAGTAAAAATGCTTAATGTAAATACTGGGTTTTTCTTAAAAAATGAATTGTTATTAGTTGAAAAATTGGTTGAAAGTAAGCTTGCGTATATAAAGATTAGTGATAAGATTTACCGTTGTTTTTCAACCACTCAAAAATTAATTTTAGATGATTCTTCCGAAGAATTATTAAACAGAGATCTAGATTTTTTAATTGTAGAAATGTAATGGAAATAAAACTATTTAGTCAAAATAAAGTTCTTGATTTGAGCAAGCAAAAGGTCTCAATAAAAGAAAGTAATTATAAGGTGAGCGATAAGATGTCTACTAAATACTTCTTCCCGTTTGAGATATACGTTGATGAAGAATTTATAGAGTCGTTTGGAGATTATGAAAGTTATGAAAGTTGGGCTTTGCAAAACAATATTGATGCTACTTTGTTTTTTGAAAATTACTTAAGTGAAGCTAAGTTAAATATTGAATCTATCGAAGGAAAATACTTGACTGGACAAATCGATTTTGGTTTTGAAGATCTTCCTAATTGGGATAAAAAGTTATCGGAGTTATCTTGGGAAAAATTTAGCGTTCCGGATATCCATATCTATGCAAAGGATATTTGCGCAAAAACATATCCTCAGACTAATTTTAATTTTCCCAGAATATTTACTGCGAAGTATTCACCAGATGAAAAAATGTGGGATGCATTTAACGGTTACTATAATGATCTTAACGTTTCAGCTAATGAAATGCGAAGAAATTATGTTGATGGTTCCGGGAATATATTTAACCAGAACATTATTCATCCTTGTATACATTTTATTTATTTGCTAAAAAAATGTTTTTTAGATGCAGGATTTACATTGAAGGGGGAAATACTAACTGATTCTATGTTTCAGAATGCCTGGGTTTTCTCTGGAACTGAATACTTTGGTAAGGTATCTCAGTTTCAAAATTCATTTAAATTAAATATGAATGATTTTTATAAGAAAGAACAGACTTATTGGTACTCTGTAAATTACAATGGTATTTTGCAGGGTTATTATTACAATCGTTTTTATTATTTAGAAGATGTTCCGTTAAATTTTACCGATAAAGTCTTTGTGAATGGTCGATTTAAAATGAAGGTTTTACAAAAGACTAATTTAAAATGTAAAATTCAGCTTAACGGAAATGATGTTTGGAGTCATGATCAGTTTTACTATGATTATAGCGAAGTTAATTTGCCTTTTTCAATCGAGCTCAATGTAAGCAATGCGAATTTAAAATTTATTATTGAAGGAGGAATAATGAATTTTAATGAGAATTACGATGTTTTGTCATATGATTTAAAGTCTAGTTCAATAGTTACAACCGGAACTCCAACTTCTAATGATGACGCGGTTGTTGAAAATAAAAATGAGATTGATTTAGCGAGAGCAGTTCCTGATATGAAAGTAGGCGATCTTATCAATATTACAAGAAATTGGTTTAATTATGGTTTTTTAATACAGGAAAAAAATATATGGATGGATAGGATTGGAGCCGTTGAGCCTACCAATATAAAAAATTTTGAAGTAAGCGAAATCGAAAATCCAAAAAGAACCTTTCTTAAAAAGCGAAGTTTCCTTTTAAAACATTCAGACATTGATGGAGACAATCAGTTGAACCGTATGTATTATGATAAATCAGGTGCAACGATTAATAAAGCTGGCAATGAAGATACTTCTGTTATTGAAATTAACGGTTATCCGATGCCCGTTGAAAAGGTAAAAACCAATTCGCCATTAACTGCTTCTGTCAAAAGAGATGATTCTTCCTGTTTGGCTTTGGTTTTTTATAATGGTTTAGTTGCTGGTGAAAATAATGCAGTTGCTAAACCTCAAGCCACTTTTCCGGACTTGTTTTATTCAAATTGGGAAAAGTGGCTAAGGCAGCGTGTTAACGGAGTAGAATATAATTGGAGTTTTAAAATTCCTGCAGTTCAATTAGGGGTTAAAATTAGCGATTATATTTTCTGCTATAATAATGTTCATATTATCACAAGTTGGACCAAAGATTTATCTGAAAGCACGTATACTATCGAGATTACAACTGAAACAGTTTATTAATTTTCATCTTTAAATTGATAAGATATTCTTTCCATTTCGGGCAATGCATCCTGATCAGTAAGATGTCCGTAAACCATAGTGTGTTTCATGGAAGAATGTCCTAAAAGTTTAGAAAGTTTTGCTATGCTTCCGGATTTCTTAAGAAATGTTGTTGCAAATGTATGTCGTCCAACGTGCATTGATATTGTTTTGTCTATTTTGCAGGTTTCAGCGATCTTTTTAAGGTGTTTATTTATTTTTTGATCACTTAGTCTTTCCACAAAAAGATCGGGGCAATAATCGATGATTACTCTCAGTTCGTCTGTGATCTTCATATATTGATCATTAGATGTTTTTACGTGCTGAAATCTAAATATATCTTTTTCGATGTCTTGTCTTCTTAAATTTTGAATGTCTGAAATTCTCAACCCTGTGTAGCATGAAAATAGAAAGTAACCAAGAGGAAGAATATGATGTTTGTTTATAAATTCATTAAAAAAATATTTATGCATTCGTCCAACTTCTTCCTCTTCTAAAAATACAGGTGTAGATTTTGCTTCTCTGACTATGAACTTTTCTTTTTTAAAACTTAAGCGAATGCCTTTATCGTCTGCCAGATTTATAAACTTCTTTATGATTTTAAAATCAGTGAAGCAAGTTGGATCTCGATTGCCCTTATTTTCTAAAAGGTATTTTCGGTATTTTTCAAAAAATTCTAGTGACAGCATTGAAAACGGAATTTCTTTGCGATATTCTTTCAGTTTATTAATTGCTGTTTTATGCGCTTTTAAAGTGTTTGGTTTGTAGTTACCATGTTCACTATGGAATGTGCAAAACGATATGAAGTCAAACTCAGGAGTGCTGTTGTTGATATTTTCAATCAATAGTTCTGGAGTTAGTTGCCTCTCCATCATAAGAAAATCACGTTTAATCAGAATGATTTTTGCGTCAATCGTATCTAAGATAATATTAAAATTATCAGAGTTCTCACATTTTTTAACCCGGCATTTTACATTATCCCAGTATTTGTTTTCAATCTTGATATCAAGATTCATTGTTGTTTTTGATTTTCCGGATCTCACAATCAAAAAAACCAAAGACTTTCCATCCCTGTTTTTATCGGAACGAATTGAAAATTTATGTGTCATAGCCACGAATATCTTTTTCGTGTCTCTTCTCGTGTCAAACACGCTCTGAAGTACTGAATTTGTGTGCATAGGATTTAATTTTAAAATTATCGCCAACAT